CAATAACCGCCTGCGCCCGGAGAAAGTCCTGTTAAAGCGCTTTCGGACAGGGGTTCAACTCCCCTCGCCTCCACCAAAAGGTGCAAATCCGAACTCTTTATTTTTCGTAAAACACTGTTTCGGATTTGTTGTGCATATAGAGGAAGTAGGCTAAACGCTTGCTTCCTCTTTTTGCGTCAGCTTCAATTCCAGCACAGCCGCTTCGATAAGGTTTTCGATTTCTGCGGTGTTGAGGGTGAAGCCTTTGCTGTTCAAAAAGTCAATGACGTACTGCTTCTTTTCTTCACCTCTGCCAGCACCCACATAAATCATTTCAGCCGCTTCCACGGCAATGTTCACCCACATCATAATGTTGGAGAACTGCTCTGCGCTGAACTTGCTTTTCAGATAGGGAATCAGAAAAGCGGAGACGCAAGCGAGAATCAGAGTGATTACTGCGGTGATAATCTGAGTCAAATCAATCATGTTAATATCCTCCTGTTTCGTTGAAAGAATTTTCGGTCAATTCTACCTTGTTTTGCTTCATGAGCTTAATACGATTTTCTACCTTTGCCTTTGCGTAATAGAATCCTGTGCCTGTTGCGGTTTCTGCGGCAACTGCCGGGATAAGATATGCCAGCGGTGACAGGTCGCAAGTTCTCCACACCATAACGAGAGTGAATACAATTACGACCACATTCACGATTGCCGCAAAAATAAGTATCTTCTTCGAGAACTCCAATTTTTCTTTTCTCCTGCGCCTGTATCTCGTTCTCACTATACCAACCTCTTTGTGTAATCGAGAGAAATCCAACCAGCACCGCTCTTGAGCTTGCCCCACTTCGTAGCTCCTGTGCCGTTTGCTTCATCGACAATGGTGTAGACACCCTTGTCCCGGATAACTCCGCTTACAGCATAATTTGTGCCAGCTCCCTTGCGAATATTGAGAGCAGAATCAGTTACCTTCACCTTGTAAGGTGTGAACACTCCGTCTTCCGTCTGAGATACACTGTTGGAGTAAACGACCTTGCCGTTTTCATCGAACACAGAATACCCCGGATTTTTGTCGGCACAGGCTTTTGCGAGAGACAGATTCTTGAAAGCACCCTTCTGACTCTTAGCGTCAGCCCATGTCTTACGGACACGATACAACGTAGCCGTAGTGACAGGAGTCTCCTTATCCTCTCCTGCGGAAGAACCTCCAAGAATAGCGTTCACTTTCTCAGCGATTTCTCCGTGGCGGTTGTAGAGATAATCACCCGGACACGCTTTGTTGGCGAACCAGCGGTGAACAGTCATGTTCTGCTTATCCACCTGTCCGACAAGAGACTTGTCCGCTTTCCACAGGAGCTTCTTGATACCGTTACGCTTGCAAATGTCAGCCACCAGTTTAATGAGGGCTTCATAAGCCTTGTCGGTAACGGCATAAGGGTGAGAAGTATCGCTTGCTACTTCGATGGTGATTGCACGATTGTCGTTTGCGGCATTGGAGGAACACCAAGAGCGGTCTTTCTCCTCGACAGACAGTCCGATAGAACCGTCCTTACCTACGACATAGTTGGCGGAACACTGCCTATCAGTCGTGGCAAAGTAGTCACAGCCCTGTTTTGCCGTCCACTGCCCGACAATGCAATGGATTGTAATTGTGTCAATCGCATGGTTACGAGGGCTTGTACGATTGTTCGTGAGCCGCTTGTACGTTACCAAAGAACTGTTTGTGTAAGCCATTTTTATTCCTCCATTTCTCTAAGCGGTAATTTGTCCACCTCTTTCATAATCTTTTCTGCCGTGCCATTACCGCCGAGTTTCTTGTAAGGGACAAACAAGTAGTCATGAAGGTTTTCGTAATCGTCCTTCGTGATGTACCCCTGCTGTATGTAGCACGAGCCGAGGTAGCAAATCCTGTCGTGTCCGAGACCCTTGAGCATTTGTGCTTCCGCACTTTCTTTTCTGTCTCTCCTCTGAATCATTGCTGTGAGGAAAGCCCAAAACCCTGTACTTGCGAACACAGCACCGATGATACTTACGATTATTGTTGTCTCTGAAACCATATCCTGTCCTCCTTACCGTTATACGGAATACTCTTTCCACCCGGCAGGATAGGTGTCGGGAGAATAGACATTACCGTCAATGAGGGATTCATAGAGGACACCGTTGTAGTCCACAATGTCTCCTCTGTTGTAAGCGTCATGCGCTCCTGTGGGCTGAGACCACACTGGATAACCTTCTTCGTCCAAGCCTATAGCCGTGAAAAGAGCAGGAACGATGTCGGGAGTCCAGTCGGCTTGAGAGGTGTGTTCTTGCACCACCTTATAAAGCTGTGGGTCTCCAACAGAGTTTTTTCCATAGGTCAGATACTCGTTCACTTTGTAGGTGACACCGACAGACCAAGGACGGTAGAGGTGTACACACACCAGTGCATTTTCCTCACTGAGAGTAGCTCCTGCGAAGTCCATTGCTTCTCTGATTGCTCTTGCATTTTCGATATAAGACTGTGCCATTATTCATTCACCCCCATAATTTCGAGAGCCGCTTTCATATCCTGTATGATACTTGCTCCCTCGTTGACTTCGAGCGTTCTGCCTGTCACCAGCCAGTCAGCCATGTTTGCTTCGATGTCCTCACGCAAGCCCTCACGCTCACGAATGACGAAAGTGTATTCGTCATATTCGAACATCTTGATTTCCTGTTCGGTCATTTCATCGACCACAGTTACCTCATTGATGTTCTCACGAAGCCTTGCTTCAACATACCCCGGAATAGGGCGGTAGCTTTCGATGTCAAGCACATTGGGCGAGACATTTCCTTTTACTCTCATTGCTGATTACCTCCTTCAACTTTTTGATGTTTACGGTGTCGTAATACTTCTCCTTCATAGCCTTGGAGTCAGTATGTTTGAAACAGGAACTTCGAGATAAGAACCCGGAAGCTATTCTGTACGACACAGGGCGGTTTTGCCGCTGTAGTTTTTGAATGAATCTGCTCTGTCTCATGAGTGCCAAAGCACGTCTCTTGCGAATCGTGGTAACTCTGATACCGAAGCAACGACCCACAAAGTCAATCTTTCTACCTCTGCGGTGCTTCCTGTCCTTGCAGTTTCGTTGAATACGGTAGAGCTGGTAGTCATGCTTCACAGTCAGACCCAATCCATTCACGAAGTCAATGACTCCGTACATTGCCTTGCGTAGTTTCTTCTTGTTATTGCCGATAAGCACCAAATCGTCAGCATAACGAATGTAGTGCTTCACACCAAGCTCCTGCTTGATGTAGTTGTCCAGCGGTTGCAAGTAGAACTCTGCAAACCAAGGTGAAGTGTAATTCCCAATCGGTATTCCCGGAGAGTGGGAATCAATCACCCTATAGATTATCTGTAGTGCTTTTTCGTCTTTGATTTTCTCTCGCAGACGAGCCTTGAGTTTGTCATGGGGAATCGAAGGATAGAACTTACTTATGTCCATCTTCACGCAATACTTAGCGTGTTTTATGTCCCTCATGGTAGCTCGTTCTACTCCCTTGCAAGCGTGGTCGATACCCCTGTTTGGGATATTGGCACAACTCCAATGGTAGGACGATTTCATGAAGATAGGTTGAAGTATCTGCACGATTGCGTGGTGAGCGCACTGGTCGGGGTAAAAAGAAGGAATCTGTAGCTCCCTCTCCTTGCCGGACAGACCATCCTTGATGATACGAGTCCTGTAGGGTGTGAGGAAATCCAAACGAATCAACCGCTCCGAGAGGTCTTTTGCATAATAGTCAAGGTTATCGTTTATCTCCTTAACCACTTTGCGTTTCCTCTTGTGCTTCGAAGCATTGATGATAGCCTGTTTGCAGTTCTCCACTGAGACTATCTTTTCGTATAGGAAACCAAATCTTTTCATTTGCTTTTGTTTCTTATAGGGCTTTCGAGAAGAACCTACTAACCCTATCCCTCCAAACTATTTTTTACCAATGGGTACGGCGAGACAGCATTATTGTGTGTAGTGCTAACAAAAGTAGGCGAGAGCCAATGTTCGTGTTCGAATTGGACGAAGTATTGTTCAAATTAGCCGTAAACAGACCGCATTTCGAACCATTATTCCAATTACCGCCGTGTTGGAAAACTCGCTTTACTGTTCGCCTTAAAGACCTTATAAGTTCTTTTCCTTTACTGTTGTGTGTTCACCCACTTATGTGGGGGAGAGAATCCCCCACACCCCCTTAGGAGGGGATATAAAGCAGGCGAGAGCCAATGTGCGCGTTCGCACTGGACGAAGTATAGTTCAAAGCAGCCGTAAACAGACCGCACTTCGAACCACTATCCCAATTACCGCCGCGGGAGAAAACCTTCCTACCTGTAGAAGACCAGCAAGCGTCACAGTCGTATGTGGACTCGCTACCACTTCCAGCGGCGGCAGGGAGCATAACGTGTTCGTTATCTCCTGTGTCAAGACCTTCCTCTGTGATGTAGGAAGAAGACCAGTTCGTTGCTCCCTTGAAGGAAAGTGCGGTGTAGTTCGTTGCGGTATCGTCTGCGTACTTGGAAGGGTCGTTGCAAACGTAGTAAGTACCATCGTTCCAGTTGACACCATCGACCCATTCCCAAACATTGCCCCACAGACCTTCGATACCTCTCCAAACAACGTCCACCTTACCGTCCGTTCCGGCAGGTCTGCCAGTGAGGTTCGCAACGCTGTTGCAAGAGCCTGTGCTGATTGCGGCACTGTTGCTGTCGCAGTAACCTCTACCGATTGCAGACTGCATATTATTGGTAGCGAACTCTACCAACATCAACATCTGAATCGCAGAGAGGACGGCAACGTCCCAAAGACTCCAGCCAGCACCCTTTGCCTTTGCGTTGGAACGGAAGGTTGCTCTTGTCTGAGACACTTGAGGACTTGCGCCGGAGACAGACTTGTTATTGCTGGAAGTCTTGTATGCGCCGACATAGATATAATCCACTTCGACACCAGCGTGTTTGAAAGCAGGGTGAAGCTCGAATCCAGTGGTCTTCTTGTCGGCAATTCGAATATGCTCGATATTACCCTCACGATAACGCTGGAAGTAGAACTTCGGAATCTTCACCATCACGTCCCCGGTGGAGAGGGTTTCTCTCACGATACCCGACCAAGGATAGCAGTTGTCGAAATCACTTGCCCCGGCAGTCGTACCTACGGAAGCGGTGGCAGTCATACCGACAGCTTCATCAGTTCTCGCCCATACAGGGGAAGAAGCGGTCTTGTCTCTGCTGATACCGTAGATTTTTACGAAGGAAAGCTCAACGCTTTCGGTCTGTCCATCGGAAGTGATAACCACATTGCTGGAAACGCTCTCGCCGTTCTGAGTGGCAGTAACAACCCATGTTCCGACTGCGTGTACCTTGAACTGATACGAGCCAGTAGAGGTCGTTGCGGTGTAGGTAGTACCTCCGCTCTTGCAAGTGAGCGTTGCGCCAGCCGGATAGGTTACGTTGATGGTTGCAGTGAAGTAGTAGTAGGTTGCTTCGTAGTCAGTGGTAGCACCAGCCACGGAAACCTTGGAGACGGTGTTGTCCGGCTTGGAGTAACCATCTTCCGCACCGTACTCGATGTGGTATGTGTCACCGATAGGAACAGTGAAAGAACAGGTTCTCTGAGTCGCAGTCAGAGTAGCACTCTTTGTTTTCGTTCCGTCCGTTTCGTTCACACAGGTGACAGACACGCTGTTGAAAGCGGAATCATCGTCAATATTGATTGTGATATTGACCTTTTCTCCGTCCGCAGGAGCGGCACTCGCATGATTGCTTTCATTCGTGGCAAGGTTGAAAACACCCTGCGTGGAATAAGGGAAAGCGGAGAAGTAATAGGTTTTTCCCTCAACGAGTCCTCCCACTACGAACTCCTCTGTCTCGTACTTTCCGAGTTCTTTGTTGTCGATTACCAGCTCCCCTTCGGAAGTATTCGTAGGATAGCCAGTCTCGCTCATGCGAATCATGACACCACCTACGGAACAAATCAGATTTCCGTCAGAATAGCTGTCTTCGGGTTCGAGAAATTTCAAACCGATTTCGGTCTTAGATACCGAGAAAGCGGTAAACGCTCTCATGTTGTTAGGGGCTTGACCAATCTTCTGCAAGATTTGGTCTACAGTCCATTTTGCTTCTGCCCAACCCATTATTTCACGTCCTCCTTAATACTTAATCCATCAGCACTGAATGTGATGGTCTTTGTCTTGGTAAGCACATCGTTGTCATAGAGCTTCTGAACGATGGTGCTGTCGGACACAAACTCCGTCTCGATTCTCTTGACACCGTAGGTCTCCGTGATGGTTTTACCGTCCTCAGAGAAAGTAGTGTTTCGAGCTTCGAAACCGTCAGTTTTGATGTCCAGTGCGTTAATCTGATTCTGCAACTTTCCGGCAACATCTTCGCCCAACTGACCCTTGACAAACTCAAACCAAGTGGTGAAAAGTTGCTCCTGCTGATTCTCAAAATCAGTGATTTCCTTGCGGTAATCAGTCTTGATGGTGAGAATTGCAGAATCACCTTCGGCTTTCAGACCGTCAACGTACTCATTGAAGCCCTGCTGAGTCGCATTTGCAGTGTCCTCAAACAAACCCTTTTGAGTGTTGAAGTAGTTCTGAAAAGCGGTGTAGAGGTCAGTGCCATTCTCCACCATGGACATGATGGTGTTCAATGCTTCGTTCATACGGTTTGCGTCCTTCGCACCAAAGAAAGAGTTTTCCTTGTGGCTATAGACCGTCACGTCTTGGAAGGAGACTGTACCGTCTTCGTTGTTTACCATCGAATAGCGTTTCAGTCCGCTCCAAACAGCGTCCGTATAATTAACAGGTAAGCGTTCCCATGCCATTTACAAGCCACCTCCCTTCATTCCGAAATTCCATGTGAACATTCTCCTCCCTTCCGACTCATTGCTGAGTCTGTCATAAAGGTCGAGCATAGCACTTTCCAGCCTGTTCAGTTCCGTAAAGTCCATCGTCCTTCCGTTATCTACATAAGTTGGCGCAGTGCCATAAGACCTTCTCAGAGTTTTGTTGTTTATGGTAGTCAGATTTTCTTCCAGCCGATTGATTTCATCAGCGTAGAAGTAGTCTGCCGGAGTACGGTCAGAGCCGAGAGCATTGATAGCAAATTCGTCATATAGCTTGATTGCCAGCTCCCGGAGGTAATCGAGGTTGTTCTTAATGCGGTTGAAGTCAACAGCATTGAACCTGTCCCCGATATAAGTACCGTCTGCGGCAGTTTCACCGTTCCAATCGGTTTTAGGTGTTACCCATGCCATACTTAACCTCCTATTCTTCGAGCTGTAACCTTGCCCGAAAAGCTCTGATTGAAATTCAAGGTCTGACGGTAGATCGTAACCTTCATATCCTTGTGGAACTCATTCTCTTGGTACACAATGTCGTTTGCGTCAATCTCCGGGTTGCCCCTTGTGTTGTACTCATACTCGATACCAGCGGTGTAATACTCGCCCAGCCATTCAGCAAGGTCGGTAGCCATCGTCATATCGGAGATCAGAGGATTCTCCCACTTGATTGTCTTACCTCGACTGTGAAGGGTCTTGATTGCATACCGCTCAACGATTTTGTAGCGATAGCCGAAGACCTCCAAACGGAACGTACCAGTCTTAGAGAATTTCAGCGTCACATAGTAATTGCCGCTTGCCACTATGGAGACCCCGGAGCTTCCTTCATCGAGCGTAGCTCTGAAATTGTAGGAAGGTTCACCGATGAAGAAGGTTTCCACCTGTCCGTTCACAACCTCGATTTCCTCACTCACAAGGCTTTCTTCCAGCGTACCGTTCTGATAGCTGTAGCAAGGAACAATGACTTCCTTGATAAGCTCCTGTTTGATTGCTTTCGGAGAGGAGGTCATGTCGGTACGAGTCATAGTGAAGTCCGTTACGTCACCGAAACTGAAATGATTGAGTACAATGCGGTTATGAGGTTCAGCGGTCTTCGTGAACTCAATCTTCATCGTGTCGAAATCATCAAAGTCATGGAGGATAACCAACGTCTTCGTGATCTCGTCCTCAACCTCGTATTCCTCTACGAGTGAGCCGTTGTTGTAGGTGCGGATTGTGATTGCCGCCGGGAGAGCGTGTCCGAAGACAAACTTCACACCGTAGTACATACAAGCCGCTTCCTGTACGATGGTAACAACAGGGTTCGTACCAAACTCGCCGTTTTCATCGGAAATCGCACTCGACACATAGCCAGTGTTGAGGACGTTACCGCTGACGTTACGAGGAAGGAAGTACATTCCTCCGTTTGCCACCGTGTAATTCCCAGCGAGGGAAGCGTACTCGTCCTTCACGCTGTCGTTCAGAATGTTCCCAACCTGTGAATAAGCGGTCTCACCATTGGAGGAAGCCGCCGCTTCCGGGTTGAAGGAAGACTTGATCTGAACAGAACCAAATCTCGTCTGAGAGAGGACACATCGACAGGCATTTGCGATAATCTGCAATGCTTCTTTGTGCTGGACTCTCGGCAGAGGGTTCTTCGTGTACAGTTTCTTGAGACGAGGGTCAATATAGTAATCACTGAGACCAGCGTCAGTAAGAATTTCCTTTGCCAAATCGAAATAACTTCTTCCGGCACTGGTGTATGTACCTTTGTAGTATTCCGAGTCCATGTTACGGAAAATGTCTTGGCAACGGATTGTAGCCGTGTAATCGTCCGACTCCCACTCAGAACACAACAGGTGGTTTCCTCGAACCCACTCGATCTCCTCAGAGTCCGGGAGCTGGTAGCCATAGAAGATTTCCATTTCCTGTCCTGTCTCAAGGAAGTTAATAGCGGATTTCGGGTTATCCACGTTGAAGTAGTGGTCGTAGTTCTTGAGTTGTACAGAGAAGTCAATCTGAGGTACGTCCGCACCGATGAGCGAAATGTAACTATCGAGAGACGAACTCATGACAGAATCGTTGTAGTACACGAGACCATAACCAAAGCGGATAGAGTAGATACGAAGTCTGCTCTGAGGGTTCTTCATTCTGTAGAAGACCAGCTTGACGTAGGTCGTGTTCTCAAGAACCTCCTCGGAAGTAAACTCAGCCAGTGTGTTATCTCGAATTTCTATTGTCTGTCCGCTACTGCTCACCATGTCAAAATCGACAGGGTAATTCTCACCAAAATTGATTGTGATACCCTTGAAGTCAGTAGCACCAGTGTTAAGGTTGATCGTAAGCTCATACTGTGCTTGAGAGACCAGTTTGCCGCCGACCAATCCAGTGTCGTAGTAAGTATCCGAGCTATTCCTTCGAGGGAGGAACAACATCGAACCGTCTACCTTAGTGAAATCTTCCTCAAGCGTTGCGTAGACCATTTCAGCGGATTTCTCCGAGAACAGGTTCGCCGCATTGGAGAAGTAAGCGAAATCGCCCGGAGCGATTCTTGCCTTTGCCTGTGCTTCTTGGTTTACGAGTCCGAAAGAGAGCATGATATATGCTCTCTCCCGGAGGGAAGATTTCATGCTTTCTTTATATGCTTTCGATACCTTCTGCATAAAATCGCTCCTTTACTCGCCTGTGTCGATAAGATTCACCTTACAATTTCTGTAGTGTGTCGGGTGTCCGTTCTCGTCCACCCAATAGGGTTCGCCTGTTCTATCGCCACAGTACATCTTGATTGTGACCTCTTTGTTCTTCACCGGGTCGATGAAGCTGACGTACACAAAGAACGGACTGAGCGCACTCAGAATGCGACTCCATTGATCTGCGGTGAGCCAAGACCATTCAAGCCCATCGAGCTTGTACTGGTCTCGACCCACACGCTGACCAACTACCGCTCCGTTTGCATTTCTGCCAGCGTCAACAACTGTAGTGACAATGGGGTGTACCCCTCGCTTTGGAGGGGGCAATTCATATCCGTTGACCTTGATATAAGACATTACCGTCCCTCCTTACTTAGCGAATACGAAACCGTTTGCTTTCTGCTGAGTGGTTACAGCGTCAGAGACAGTTCGGTTGCCGATCTGAACGATGGTCTGCTCGTTCTTATCAGCCTGTCGGCGCATATCAGCCGCCATCTGAGCCATCGTAGGTTCTACATACTCTCTGTAGAACTCCTCCATACCTTCCATGAAGCCAGTCGCAGTGACAGAGGTGTTGCTTGTCACATTTGCGGACACGGACTTAGCGAAAGAGCCGGAGTCATAATACTTGAGCGCAGAGGTGTCTACTGCGAAGCTCATTGTAGGTGTCACGGCAGTGAAGGAATCAGCCCATTTACCAACTACACCCTTTGTAGTGCCACCGAGACCAGTGATACCGAGGTTGTAACCTCTGATAGTGTCTTCACCGATTCTCTCAAACACCTTAGAAGGAGAATTGGAATCCAGCTTATCCTTGAACCAGTCGATGATCGAAGAACCCCAACTGCTGATAGTGCTTTTCACCGTGTAGTACAGATTTCCGATACCGTTCTTAAAACCATTGATTACGTCTTCCGCAATATCATAGAAAGAGCTGTAGGAAACCGTATTGGTGAACCACGACTTCACATTGGAAGCGAAAGTCTGCATATTAGACTTCGCATTCGTGTAGGCACTACCGATCTTGTTCTTAAAGCCGTTGATAATGTCATTCGCATAGCCAGCAAAGGCAGTGGAAGAAGCCGTACCGCTGAACCAGCTCTTGACGTTGGAAGCCCACGTTGTAATCGAGGACTTAGTGTTGGTGTACGCAGAACTGATCTTGTCCTTGAAACCATTGATTACGTTACTTGCGTAGGTAGCAAACGAAGTGCTGTTCACACCTCCGAAAGAACCGCTGGTGAACCACGTTTTTACGTTGCTCGCCCAAGTGGTAATCGAGGACTTGACCGTACTGTAGGTGGAAGAAATCTTATCCTTGAACCCTGTAATCACATTGCTTGCGTAAGTACCGAAGGAGGTAGCATTCACACCGCCAAACGAGCCGCTTGTAAACCACTCCTTCACTTTGGAAGCCCAAGTGGTGACACTGGTCTTCACGTTGGTGTAGGTCGTGCTGATCTTATCCTTGAAACCGCCGATGATGTTACCGCCGATTTCTTTGAAATGATCTACGATGTTCTTACCGTCTTCACCCTTAGTGAACCACTCAATGACGCTTGCGCCCCATTCCTTAACGGTGTTCATCATATTGGTGAAACCTTCGATACCCTGTAATAGTCCGGCTACAATGTCCTCGCCAATCGCCTTGAAGACGGTGGAAGGAGAATGAATACCGAGTGCGTCCTTGAAGCCCTGTACAAAACCATCTACGAAATCCGTGATAGCTTTCCAAATGGACTGTAGACCTTCCCAAATACCATCAATGATAGCCGAGCCAATATCGACAATGGACTGTTTTGCGGAAACGAACGCATTGTAGATTTTTCCGGGCAGTGCCTTGAAAAATTCTGCCACCTTCGTTACCACATTCGGAATCGTCTGTGTGAAGAAGGTAGGGAGCGTCACAGTGAAGAACTGCTTGAAAGCAGACTTGATACTGTTCCACATATTTGTGAACCATGTCGGAATCGTTACGGTTACGAAGTTGACTGCGGTCTTCCAAGCATTACCGAACCACTGTCCGATGTTATAGCCAAGAGAGTTCCAGTCATAATCTTTAATCGGTTGCCACAGATCATCGAACCAGTCTTCGATTTTTCCGGGCAACGACTTGAAGAATTTTTCGAGCTGTTTCGGAATCTTGCCGAGCCAAGTGGTGAAGTCACTCCACAGTCCCGGAATGGTTTTCGTAAAGAAATTGTCAAGGAACTCGACAATTACGTCCCATTTCTGAACTACGAGGATAATACCGTCAGTCACCAAGCCGACTGCGAGACCGATCAATGCACCGATACCAGCTCCTATCGGACCTCCACAAGCACCGATGATAGCACCGATACCAGCACCAGCCGCCGTAGCACCAGCACCGATAAGCGCAGAACTCAGCCAGTCAATACCGTTTTTGATAGCGTCATAAATGCCAGTGATGTATGCCGGAATACCAGCGATAATACCGCCGATACCAGCACCCAAAGCCGCACCAGCCGCCGTTGCAGTACCGAGACCTAAGTTCGTTGCCGCCGTGGAGAGAGCTGTAGCAACAGCACTTCCGCTGAAAGCAGAGGTAATCCAGCCAGCAACCGCCTTGCCGATGAAAGCACCGCCGATTGTGATGAAACTACCGCCGCCAAGAATCTGAGCGAAGTTCATTCCGTTGAGTTCGTTCTGAATAGCGTCAATGATACCAGCCGCTTCCAGTGCGATACCAGCAATGGAAAAGCTCAGACCGATGGAGAGTGTCAGACCATTACCCAACCCGGCTTTCTTCAAAGCCAACAGACCTTGAATGCCAGTGAGAACGCTCTGAGAAATCTTCCACGTTGCGAGACCGAGAGCAATAGCACCCACAGTAGTGAGGATTCTGCCAAGTCTTGTGTGGAAGAACTCGCTCCATGTGTCAATGTCCTCAGTAAGACCGAGCCATTCCTTCATTTTGGTGAGGATTTCTTCGACCTTGCTATTTACAGCGTCACCGAGGAAGTCATAAGTAGGAAGCTCGAAGCCGAGACCGCCACCTCCGCCAGCACCAGCACCCGAACCGCCACCGCTCGAATCTTCGGGCGGAGAAATAATGTTCAGCTCGTCAATGCCGAGGAGAGCGTTTTTCAGCTCCTTCGCCTTGTCGGTTGCGTCACCGAGACCGTCTGCAATGTCACCGACACCGCCAGCGGCACTACTGATACCGCTATAATCAACTTCCGGCAGAGCAAATCCGAAAAGGCTTGCGATTGCGTCAGCCACCAAACGGATAGCCTTTGCGAGAGCAATCGCATAAGGCAACACAGCGTTCAGAACAGGGATAAAGATGTTACCCAAAGAACGAGCGCACTGTGTAACCTGTGCTTTCAAGACACGAAGCTGGTTAGCCGGAGCTTCCAGTGTACGAGCCATATCGCCTTGAGCGGTAGTGACCTGTGTCATGATAGCGTAGTATCTCAGTTCCGCTTTCTCAGCCTGTGTCATGAGGTTGACATTTTTCTGAATGCCGAGGTTAAGAGCTTCCTGTTGCAGTCTCGCCACAGACAGGTCGAAACCAAGCCTACGGAGAGGTTCAAGCTCGCCGGAGATACCCGACTGTAGCTTTTGGAAAGCGTCTTCGTAACTGATATTGAAGAAGGAGGAGAGGTCGTAACCAAGCTGAGTCAAGTTCTGACTCATGGTGTACGCTCTGTCACTCACAACACCAAAACCAGTCGCAAGCGTCATGAAAATACCTTGATTTCTCAACCACTCGCCGGGGTCGATACCCATGATCTCAGCAACGGTCTCAGCGTACTTCTGAGCTTCGTTCGCATACTCGCCCATAGACACCGTGAACAGGTTCAAGTTCTCGATGTACTTGTTGGATTCAGTAATCCAGCCAGCGATAACGCTTGCGATACGCTTCATTGCGACTACGGCAATACCGATTTTAGCCGCAAGGTTCGCATAACTCATGGACGCACCGTTATTGGCAGTGGTGAGGTTGTTAGTGCTTCTAATCAATCGCTGGATTCTCGCCGGGAAAGCGGAGAAGCCGTTTGCGATAGACTGCATTTGCGTTGCGAGAGGAGCAAGGGCATTCGCCAACTGCTGAATCTGAGAAGCCAGCGCACCCATGTCAACCGATCTGAGAGCGGTCATTACCTGTGGTAATTTCTGCAACTGCGTGATAAAGGAAGTGAGGTTGTTCTTACCCATCTGTGTGAGCGGTGTCAATGCCGACACAAGCTGGGAAATCTGAGTACCCAAACTACCGATGTTCACGGAGTTGAGAGCTTGTACCGCTTGCGGTAATCTCTGCAACTGAGAGATAAAGCTGTTCAAATTCGACTTACCGATGTTCGCCAAAGGAGTGAGAGCATTGGCAAGGGAATTGAGCGCACCAAAATTTGTGCCATTTAAGGACTGAATCGCAGAGCCGATGTTCGTGATCTGCGTTGCCACAGAGGAAGACAGCTTGAGACTTCCACAGGAAGAAAGCGTCTTTAATCCGTTGGCAAGTTTATTCAGATTTTCGGCATTACCAGCACTGACACTGCTCAAAGCAGTGTTCAGTGTGGTGAGCTGTTTCGCAACAGAAGTCAAGCCGACACCGCCTTTGACAGCGGTCTTCAACTTACCAAGAGAAGAAGCAAGAGCGTCTATACCACTTACGGCTGACGTGGCACTGGATTGTACCTCAACCTCTAACTGTTCGATTGTAGTAGACATGGTTCTCACTTCCCTTCAAACTTTTTGTTGTGTCGTATCATGAATCCTTCCATCATCGTTTTGCCCTTATCGAAGTTCTTCTTTTCCTTTTCCTCCTGTCTGTATTCCGCCTGTTTCTCAGTGATAGCAAACGGTTCAGCGATATAAGGTACAGGTTTCGTTCCCTTCTTGGCGAACGCATGAAGGAGAGGAGATACCCGGCACAGAGCTTCGTACACATACGCACCCTGTAGCCACATTTCTTGATTTTTCCTGTTGGTTTTGAGTTCTTCCGCCTTGCGGTATGCCACCACAAGTGTGCTGTCTCTGTCCCAATACTGCTCCTCGGTCATACCGATTGACAGATAGTACGGAAAAAGCTCATGGAATTTCTCTGTGTAAGTTTTGAGGGGAGCAGTGGCAGTTACACCACCACTCCCCTCAGTGGAGGACAGCAAGTCACTTACCAAGTTGCTGTCCAGTTCACGTTTCCCTTGTCTTCTTCGGGTTCCTCTACGAGAGCCATGATCGGTTCGTTGTACATTTCAGCCAGCTTGCCGATCAAGTCCTCTTTCTTGGTAAGTTTGGAATAAATTTTGTCGATTACGTCCTGTTTCACAAATCTGTGATGTGCAAGGAACGCTCCGGCGAACAGAGCCGGAAGGGTACTCATAGGCTTATCCGTGATCTCGGAAGCAATGAACCCCTTCTTCTCCATTTCCGCTACAGTTCTGCGATTGAACTCAAGCGTGTACTCCTTGTCTTCAAAAGTAAAAATAAGCTGTTTAGCCATTTGTCTGTCCTCCTGTTATTTCTTGATTACGCTTCCGCCATAGTGATAGGAGTGGAAGGAGCGATAGTGATGTTCATATCAACTACCTCATTCACACCGCCGCCCACAGGATAAGCGGAAAGCTGACCCTTGAACTCGAACTTGCCATCAGTGCCAGTAGGTGTCACGACACCAGCTTCCTCAGTGCCGCCGAACCACACAGCGTAGTCGTTCTCTACACCCTCAAGAGCCTTGAGCTTGGTGTAATCCTCCTTAGTGTAGTTCGCAGTGAAAGCGAGAGCGTCAAGGGACTGAATACCCGGAATATAGGTCTGCATTTTGTCGGAAAGAGTAGTTGTCTCCAACATTTCCGGCGCACCACCCAAATCGGGGAAGTCCTTAATGTCAACGAGCTTTTCATAAGCATTTTCGGTCTTCTTCATAAGAAAAACCTTGTAGGTAGAAATTGCCATTTCGGTTTACCTCCTATAAATCGTTTTGTTTTTTGAAATGACTGCCCGGTAGCGTCCGAGCATTCGATAAATGGTTGCTTCGTCTTGGTTAGGTACAGGTTCGAGCATAAGTCGAGTGAAGTTCAGCTCCATGAGTATTTCATCAATGAAAGCCACGATCTCTTTACACTCTGCCTTTTTACCTTTGGTCTTGTTGGAGTAGACATTCAGCTCGTACATGACCGCCGCATGGTTTTCTTTACCATCGGAAGTCTGCGAGTTTCGGAATGTCGCATTGTCCGCTTCAACAAGTGATACACAAGGGAAAGAGGAGGGAGACTTCACATACTCACCTGTCATGAAAATGTTCGGGTACTTTGCCCGGACTCTCTCAGACACTTCGTTGAAAATCTCGTTTTCCATGTCAATCATTTGAACACCTCCCTTGCAATATCAGCGATTTCCGCACATACGGTCTTTACGGCATTGTACATAGGCATTACCGCTGGTGCGCCATGCGTCAAGCGCAACTCACCGTCTTCATAGAAGCCCCAAGTCTCCTTTTTACCCATGCCTTTGCCGTAACCGCCGATTGTGAAACCGAGTTCCGCACCTTTAGGGTGTGGGGAGCTTCCGACTGAACCGTTGTGATATACACCAGCACCAAACTCAGCCCAAATTGCGTCCTCACCACTTGCGATTATCACCGAGATATTATCCCGGACTTCGACTGATACGTTGACCTCGGCGGTTCTCTGACCGCCCTTCAACAGATCGTCTACAATCGCTCCGGCAAAACCGCTCCGGGACTGGTCTGCAATCCTCTCAGCAATCCTCTCACGGAGAATTTCTGTCTTACGAATGAGGTCTTGCTTGTACTGTTCCAGTTCCTTCAAAGCCCTGTCGATCTCACGCTCCGATAATCCGAACTTGATAACCTTCTTAGCCACTGACGTTCACCTTGCTTATCGCAATCGACACGTTGTTCAAGCTCTTTGCAACCTTCTTGACGATGTAGTCATGAGGGATAAGCACGTTACCTTCATCGTCCACCGCCAACGAACCGTCCTCATTGAGCTGGGGAACGGTATCGACCCAAAGCACTGAGTATTCGTCAATCGGAGGAGCTTCGTTATCCATGACAATCACCTTGTCATAGGTCTCAGACTCACCGAACTGCCGTGTCTGAGTTTCACCCTTTGCGGCAGAGATATTGGCATAGCCCTCAGTCGGATTACCGTGTTTTACGTCATATTCGCCTGTCACATTACCGTACTCGTCTGTGATAGGTTCTCGTCCTTCATACAGAGAGTAGAAGAACTTTACCTTGTTTCTGTTCATGCACCTCATTTAATCACCCCACAATAGGGAGTAATCGCTTTCAGCATGGAAGCTGGTACATCGGCATTTTCATACTGTCTCGTAATACCGTTCTCGGTATGAGAAGTCTGACCTTCCGCACCACGCTTGTTCAGCATATAGGCGGCTATCTCTACCTGTAGGTAGTGGTACTGAGCCGGAACTTCGGTCACTTCGCTTTTGTACGGATATGCTTTAGCGATAATCTTACCTCCGGCGAGGTTCAGATAGGCGGATAACACTTCGTCAGTGTCAGAGCCGCCGACCATAGCCTTGAGCGCAGTCAGCTTTTCATCGTGCGTCATGTTACCCGACCTCCTTTACTTATTCCTCAGAACCGTTGTCGGGAGTCTGATCGGCAGTGTCAGCACCATCGGTCTGCTCAGAACCGTTGTCGGGAGTTTCGTCCTCCGCAACCTTCTTGATATAGACCTTACCGTGCTTGTTCTTACCCTTCTCAAGCTCCTCGATACGAGCCTTAGTAGGCTTGTAGCCGGACACAGGGTAGGTGTCACCTACACCGTAGTAGTGATCTTCGTTCTTAGCGTCTCTGAACGCTCTTACAACTTCGTACATACTTCCTGTCCTCCTGTTCTTAGATTAGACGCTCTCGGCAACAGTGATCTTCACTGCCTTAGTAGCGTCAGTCAGAGCGGCAAGGTAATACTTACGAGAGAAGATGGTGTTCAAACGAGTATTAGCCGCAGTCTCGGAACGAGCATTCTTGGTGATCTGCTCGATTTCAGTACCCTTCTTATTGAAGATGGTAACTGCTTCCTTAGTGGCAATGATGATAGTGCCGGACACAGCGTCCTTCTTGGTGTAGATGTTCACACCAGCAACAGTACCGACATAGCCATTACGAGCGAAGGACTCAACGTACTTGAGGTCTTCGTTCAGAGCCTTACGGATTTCTGCCATATCAGCCGGATTCACGAAGCCGAAGATGTTCACACCCTCGATCTCCTCAAGGTTCAGCTTTGCCACAGCGTCAGCGAAAGTGCCGAAGCCGTAACCAGTAGCCGCATGAGTGAGAGTAGCCTTGTTGAACTCAGCGAAAATGTCCGCATTGACCGTATTGAACATATCAGTACCCATGTGGCGGACACCGACAGGAACAAGCATAGGATCGGTCATAGCCTGTTCATCGTAGTATTCAAAACGGTTCTGAGCGAGCAGAATTTCGTACTCCTTCTCAGCGTAGGAAACTTCGATGGACTTGGTGTTGCCCTCACCCATACCCAACTTCTGAGTACCGTCAGTAGCGGTGTAGACGTTGATCTTGCGCTTCATACCAGCTTCGCCCACGAGAGAGTTATCAACAGTGCAGAACTGCTGTAGATTCAAGTGGGAATTGAACTGGTCTTCAACCTCATTGGAGAGGAAGAAATTATCATAAATCTTATGAGCCATTGTTAATTACCTCCATATAGTTCTTTGTATTCTTCCGGGTGTTCCTCGAAGAAAGCGGCACGCTCCGCCGGGGACAACTTACGGAATTTTTCGAGTGTCATTGTCTTGGAATCTCCATCGGGAGTAGGTTTAGGAGTATCTTTGAGAGCGTCAGCACGAACTCGCTTCTCTACGGAATCGAGGTGCTTCTTCTGATTGGCGAACACCTTCTCCATATCCCCATCAGCCATAGCTTCTGCGGTTTCATCAGCCAGCTTTTCATCGTAACCGAGACCCAGCAACTTCGCCTTATGCTTGGAAATCTCAGATTCACGCAAGAGCTTGTCGTACTTGGACTGCAACTCCTCACGTTCCTCCTGTTCCTTCTGCTTTGCCGCTTCATCATCGGTCATTTTGTCCTTGAGCTGTTTCTTGACACCAGCCAGCTCGGAAGCGGTCTTATCGAAAACGTCCTTCTTCACATAGCCGCTGTAATCCGGGTCGGGAATGTCGAATCCCTCAAGGGCTTTCAACTTGTCCTCTGCGGACATTTCTGCGTAACCCTCGATCTGTGTTACATCAATCTTTGCCATTTGATATTCCTCCTTGCGTTTGTAGACTTCTCTGTCTTATTTTGCGATTTAAGGTTTCTCTACCTTTTGCGATTAACGTCTTCTCTGACGATATTAGAAGCGGCGAACCGCTCAAACATCACTTCTTGGACGAATCATCGTCCGGGTCTGTAGGTGGGTTGGGATTCTGCTGTGCGAGCTTTTTCTGTTCCTCCTCGTAATGCTTCATGCTCATTGCATAGGCATTTTCGGGGTCTGTGAACATACCACAGTGAGAGAAAGCCAACATCGGGTGAATCTTAGGTTGCTGTAGCATAGAGACAAGCACTTGAGACTTGCTCTGAATCGCTTCGTAGTTCCTACGAGTGAACTTCATGTCAATGTCCTTCAAACGTAAGCTAATATCACCGAGGTCACGGCAGATACGAAGCACCAGCTTGAGCATTTTCTTTTCGGACTTCTTGAACATATGCTCACTGTCCTTTGCCCTCGCTTCTGCAAGAGACCAACCGTCACGGAGCAGTACCGCCGCTCCTGTGTCAGAGGTGGAAGAACCACCGTTACGGTTAGGAATGCCGCAGATAGTGAGAATCGCATTGTACAAATCGTCTTTAAGAGTCTGAGTCTGACCTTGATTCAGCTCTTTCACAACGAGGTCAACGTCAATGTTTCCGCCGTTGTCGTTGGGAGGAACGAGAATTGCACCTTCCTCCAAAAACTCCTTGTACTTGTCCTTGTCGATGTTACAACCGATAAACTTCCAAAATGCCTGTATGAACTGTTCAACACCGTCCATACGGTTTGACTCAACACCATTGATAGCGTCAAGCAGAGGAAGAACAATCTCGAAAGAGCCAAGTCGGGCATTGTTCGCCGGGTACTCGAAAATAGGAATCATGTCAAGGGCATGAGCCTTTTCCTCTTTCAGAATGTCACCTTCGATAAGGTAGTAGCGGTTCTCGGTGTAGACAGAGAAGCGAAGAACTTCTTCATCGTCCTTGTAATACTTCACACCCATGAGCGGCTTGTTGCCGATCTCACTGGAATAAACAACGAAGGTGTCACGAGGGTCGAGAGTGTGAAGCTCAAAGGGAGCTTCGTCTTCCTCGTTCTTCTCGTCCGGCAGAACCAAACGATATGCAGTGCCGCAAATCATTTGCCACTCGACAATCTCTTGGTCTTTAGTGGCTTTATCCTCTGCGAACATAAGCTCATTCAAAGCGGTGATAGCCTTTGCGGTAGCTTCCTCACCGTTTCTGCCGACATACTGAATGGGTTCACCACACAAGTAGCCGACCTTGAAGGAGACAATCTCGTTCGCTCGGTTTTCTACAATCTTGTTGCAGATTTCGGGGCGCACTTCTTTGGTTCTGTGGAGAATAGGCTGTTTGCCACGGTAGTAGTTCCACAGGTAATCAATCTCACTGCGGTTCAGTTCATGAGTACCAAGAGCTTTCTGCAACACATCGACCACGTTATCAGCGGTGATCTCACGGACGCTGGTCTTGATAACACGTCTGCCGTTCATTTGCCTTGTCTGAGACAGACCTTTTGAAGTGTCAACGGTATTTCCCACGATTGCCCCTCCTTTCTTTGAATGATTGAAAATAAAAATGGCGCATGACCGATAGAAACCGAAGTTTCCAAATCGCAATCATGCGCCACTTAAAACTCTATACACTTTTACTTTTATCATTATATCACAGCAATTCGTAAAAATCAAGTTCTAATTCTTCTTTTTAGAATTTTCTGTGGAAAACTATGTGGAAATTGTGAATTACCACGGTCTTTTGAAGACCTCGACCTTCTGACCGCTCAAGGACTGTGCATATTCCGCCAACATAGCCATGCCATCGGGAACATCATCGTGCTTGTTCTTACCAGCAACGGTGTAGGAGCAGAGCATATCCATCATTTTGCCGTAGTCGGACTTCTTCTGATAGAGGGAAGCGTCCTTAAACAGACAATGCTCCTTAACCCATGCACTGTTGACGATGATCTTTGTTTCCTTATTGGCAGTGGTGAACTTGGTCGTGATATGGGTAATGCCGCCCTTTTTCTTGACCTCCTCTTGGATTTTCTCAGCCACACGTCTTCCGGCGGAGTTGGACTCGAACCTACAGGACTTGACCTTATCCCGGACAAGAATTTCCGTCAGTCGAGCGTCCACGATGTTCGGCAGACCGTTGTCGCAGACACAATCGTGAATATAGTAGTCCTGTCCGTAGACGTAAGCCACAGGGAGGAAAGCGTAGTCAGCACCTTTATCCTTCGTATCGCAGATACCGATAATTGCGTCCGGGTCTTCGCTCGGAAGCTCGAAGTAGCGGCGAAGCTCGTCCTGTGCATAAACGAGACCTTCACGTTCGATAGGTTCATTCATATACAATGCTCGCCAGCTCACATCGTCCATGATATTTCTCTGCTCGTGATAGAATCTCGTGGTGAATCCGACACCATAAGCGTAGTCGAAGTTGGACTCGTCATTTTCATCGAGAGCCGGAACAACGATGAACTTCGCTCGCTCATTATCGCCGTACTCACGCTCAAGTCTACCGATTACATCATGAACCGACCAGCGTGTAGCAATGTGAAGCTCCTTGCAGTGGTCTCCGATCTTACGCTGACGAAGGTCGGTGGTGTAGGTTTCCCACAGCTTGTCGAGTCGTTCCTTCGACAGAGCAACCTCGATACCCGACACCAAGTCATCACAGTAGAGGAGGGTTGCCGCACGATACAGACCAGCGTTACCAGTACCGATAGAGGTGAACTCCAACGTCTCAAAACGCTGACGCTTGTCAAGGTCGATACGACAGTCCTTTGCGTTGGTGTTCGTAACCTGTATATCCGGGAACACCTCATGCCACAGGTAATCGCCGTTCTTATCCATGATTCTCAGACATTCGTCATAGACACCACGGACGAAGGAGTTTGAGTGGCTACCTGTCAGCATAGGGTCATTGGGAATCTTGCCGCCGAGCCATGTTAGATAGAAGATAGCGAGAGTGGTTTTACCGCTACCGGGAGGAAGGGAGACCGCCAGCAAATCCAGCTTATCATCGGCAAGCTCTTGTAGAGCGTCCACCACCTGTTTCAGCACCTTCCGGCGAGGAGGGTAGAACTTCTTCTCCGGGTCTCTATTCCATTCGACATACAGAAGGTAGGAGTCAAAGTCATACTTTGCGGCGGCATAGCACACTCGCTTATGCAGATCGTACAGCTTGTGTACGTCCGCTTCCGACAGTCCGGGACTGCGGAATGCCTTTTCAATTTCAGCGGAGAGCAGTTTCAGATATTTCACACCAAGAGGGGTGTCTTCCTTCATTGCTTCCTTGCACATATAGTACAAGTCCTCGAAGGTCTGAAAAGAGAAGGGCTTCTTTCGGACTCTCTCAAGGATTGTTTTCAGTAGTTTCTTCATAATACCTCCAAAAAGAAAAAAACGCATGACTGTTTGAGCCAAAAGCTCTCGCAATCATGCGCCACAATAGTTACTTTCTCCAAAGCTCCTCAAGACCGTTTTTCCTGTCCCGGACACTCACTACTTCATCGTCCTGTACATAGAACATGACGTAGAAGTGTTTGTCTTGGGCGAGGGAGTAGGACTGAGCGATATACCGCTGACCGTAAGCGTAGTCCTCAGTCTGTTCCCAACCGTTCAAGATGTTGAGCGAGTCGGGAATATCGGTTTCCAGTAGAACGTCCTGTACGCTCTGAGCCAGTTCCACCGAAATTCCGTTTTCCTCTGCGAACTTCTTAACTTCTTCGCTTACTTCCTTCACTTCCTCGGTAGGAATTTCACTTTCTTCTTGAGTTTCTACAACAGGTTCTTCACTTTCTGCCTGTTGAATTTCAGTTTCTTGAGTGGGAGGGGTGGTATATTCCGTGTCCCAATCGAGAGCGAGACACAGGGCGAAGCAGATCACACCAGCTCCGCATACCGCCAGCCACTTTTTCAGCGGTTTTCTCCTAATAGCCTGTACGATTATGATAATTACCGACACAGGTATCAGAAGAAAGCCGGCTACACCTAAAAATGCTATCATTTTGACCTCCTCAAGTAGTAAAAGTAGTTGTTCTTCTGATTTTTCGTATAATTCTTCCTATAGGACACTCATAAGGTGAAAGTTTACGCAAAAACTGATTTTTAACTACTTTTACTACTTCCTTTGTGAATATTATACTGTTTGCACCTACGGAAAAAGGTGGAGGAGGACATACCCGACTCCTCAATAGCGTCCTTGAGGGCGAGATTTCCTTCCGACCATGCCTTTGCCACGAAAAAGAACCTATCCGTGGTCTCAACAGGCTTCCGACCTTTGTATTTTCCTTCGGTTTTGGCAATTTCGATACCTTCACGCTGTCTTTCGAGGATATTTTCTCGTTCCAGCTCCGAGAGGGCGGCAAAAACTGTCAGCATAAACCGCCCATGTGGTGTGGTGGTATCGACTTTTTCCTTGTCTGAGACAAGATTCACACCTCGTTCCGTCAGCAAAGCAACCGTAGACAGGAGGTCTTTGGTGCTTCGTGATAACCGGGAGAAGGATTCAATGTATAACGTGTCACCTTCCCGAAGGAAGGAGAGCATTTCATTGAACTGTGGTCTGTTGGTGTCCTTACCGCTGATCTTATCGAGGAAGATTTTCTCCACACCAAGAGATTTCATCAGCTCCATTTGTCTCGCCGGATTTTGGTCTAAGGTGCTTACTCGTACATAACCGACCTTCATGTACTCACCTCCAAATTATTCGTCCCTCTTGACGTAGGTCAGCTCAATGTCGTAACCAAGAGCTTCCATCATTTCAACGAAGGTCTTATTCACGAGACCGTCTTTCTTCTTGACGATTCTGTTCACATACTGACCTGTCGTACCGATTTTTTCAGCGAGGGATTGCTGGGTTGTGCTGGTCTCAAGGCACTTGACCTTAACGTCCAGCTCTATGTTATTGCGTACCATAGTGTACCTCCTTGTGTTGTTTGAGATTAGTATAGCACGAGAGAGGATAAATGTCAATACAAATAAGATAAGTTTTAGTCCTTTTTGTTCTTTTTGAAATTTTCGGGTACTCAAACGACTCCCTCCCCACGTTCGGGGCGGTGTCTATCCCCCTCCGGGGGACAGCTCCGGCGGACGTGTCCGGGAAGCTGTCAATCCTCCGCCGCTGATCGTGCCGCCGCTGTCAATAGCATTATGCAAAACGTGATAGCACTATCGCAACCCCGAAAACAGCCCCAAAGACAGCAACCGCCGCCGCTATCGTTTGAATATACCCCAAAGAAAGCACCAGCCACACACCCACCCCGGCATAAAGAAAACACCACCAGCAGAGCCGCCAGCGGTGGACGTGTACGAGATCGGGACACCCTCCCCCGGATAAAAGCAAAAGAAAAGCACCCCGGCGAACCGGGGCGCATGATGTAATATTTTTAATTGGACTGCTTGAGGATTTCACCCAGCAGAACGAACGGAAACAAGATCAAACATACAATAATAAACATTTTTATATACCTCCTATTATGCGAATGTAAAACGCTTGCTTTCTGTGGTCTTGGTGTATTGGCTTGCTATGTCGGGGT